TAAATCGATAATCACTGCCTTTTTCCGGCCTGTAGAGTGAAAGTCTCGGCACTTGAATCTCCTAGTTTTCTAATATTTAGGTGATTTTTAGCCTAAATACAAGCATGAATACTAATATTGATCAAGCAAAACAAAGTGTATACGATTACTGCAGAGTATTTCTGGGCGATGGGCTCGTGGACGTGGAATTGGATCCAATCCATTATGAAACTGCATTAAATCGAGCACTTGCTACATTTAGACAACGCGGTGATAATTCCGTGGAGGAAAGTTATGCTTTCTTGACCTTAACAGAAAGTCAAAACACGTATATCCTACCGCAAGAAATTCAACAAGTTCGTCAAATCTTTAGACGATCAGTTGGTTCTCGCACTGGTAATGGTACTGGTGGTACAGTATTTGAACCATTCAATATGGCTTATACGAATACTTACTTGTTAAGTTCAACTAATATGGGTGGTCTATTAACCTATGAATTGTTTGCACAATACCAAGAATTAGTTGGTAAGATGTTTGGTTCTTATATCGCATTTACTTGGAATCCACAATCACGTAAGTTGTTTATCGAACAACGGCCACGTGGTGAGGAAGAAGTTCTGTTACATGTTTATAATACACGACCTGATAGCGCGATCATTAACGATACATATGCTGGTCAATGGATTAAAGATTACACTCTTGCTAATTGCAAAATAATTTTAGGACAAGCACGTGAGAAGTTTTCAACTATCGCTGGTCCACAAGGTGGTGGTACACTCAATGGTGCCCAATTGAAAGCAGAAGGTAATGCTGAGATTGAGAAGTTGATGGTCGATTTGACTACTGCTGTTACCGGTGGTAATGGTATTTACTCATGGATCATTGGATAATTGTTTCATTTATTAGTTCTGAGCAGAAAACCCGACGATCTTCAGTCGTCGGGCAGTTGACCTAAAAGATAATTAATCTACATTGAGTAAACGGCTCGTCGCTATCGCGACTCGCAAACTAATACATAATTCACTGTACTCCACTCTTATCGCGACTCGCAAACTAATACAAACCACACAATAGCGAGCACCGCTAGGTGCGAGCCATACAACTACTTTACATCCCTACCAAAATCCGCTATAATAACCTAATACAACTTAGGAAATTCACATGACAAACAAACTTGTAATCGGTATCGTTGGTAACATCGGTTGTGGTAAAGATACCATAGCACAATACTTAACTCAATTTCACGACTTCAATCAACTTAGTTTTGCTAGTTCACTTAAAGATGCGGTAGCCAATGTCTTTGGATGGGATAGAGAAATGTTAGAAGGTCGTACCCAAGAATCCCGTGAATGGCGTGAAGAAGTAGACTCTTACTGGTCTAAAAGATTATCGATGCCAACGTTAACACCGAGATGGGTGTTGCAACACTGGGGTACTGAGTTGGCTAGAAAGAATTTTCATGATGATATTTGGGTTGCTAGTCTTGAGAATAAGATTAACAAAGCGAATACGAGTATAGTGATTAGTGATTGCCGATTCCCAAATGAGATTCAGACTATTAGAGATTTGGGTGGAAGTATTATTCGCGTTCAGCGTGGTGAGATACCAGAATGGTATGCTGATGCAGAATTGGCATTAACTGGTTCTATCATTGGTATTAATCGATTAAAGGACAAACAAATACATACAAGTGAATGGTCTTGGCTTGGCTCTAAGTTTGATGCAGTTATCGACAATAACGGTACTGTTGATGAATTATACGACCAAGTTTCTGCATTTATCGACAACAAACTTCAAATCAAAATCTCACAGGCGTGAAATAGCCGTAAACTCACCAAAAAGCCTACATTTTTGTAGGCTTTTGTTGTTAAAATCACTCAAAATTTAGCAAGCCATTTCTACATTGTAGCTAAATACTCCTAGTAAGTACACTATTATCTAGGAGATTAAGTATGGCATTACAATCACCCGGCGTACAAGTAACGGTAATAGATGAGAGTTTTTATACACCTGCAGCGCCAGGTACAACTCCGTTGATCGTTATCGCCACAGGACAAAATAAAACAAACGCATCTGGTACCAGTATCGCTAGTGGTACAACAGCAGATTCAGTTGGTAAAGTTTATAACATTACAAGTCAACGTGGTTTAGTTGATTTTTATGGGCTTCCATATTTCCAACAAACCGCATCATCAAATCCAATTCACGGTGGCGAGCGCAACGAGTATGGTTTGCTTGCAGCATATAGCTTATTGGGAGTTAGCAATTCAGCATTCATTTTACGTGCTGATATAGATTTAGATCAACTAATGGGTGATGAAGTTGCGCCTGGATCAAACCCAGTAGATGGTTCATGGTGGATTGATACACGCACATCAGCATGGGGTATTCATGAATGGAATGGTAGTCCAGCTACTGTTTTGCATGGACAAACGTTTACATTAAAAACGCCATTGGTATTAACTGATGACAATGCAAGTCAAATCGATCAAACTACTGGGGCGCCAGCTGGTATTGGTGCAATTGGTGAGTACGCAGTAGTTTTCCAAACAACCAAAGGTTCTGGTGCATTTGTTGCTGAAAAAGAACAAGCAAGATTGTGGTATAAATCGGCTGGTAATGGTGAAATCGGTGTTGATGGTTTCCCAGGTGGGTTAACTGCTCCAGTTTCTGCTGGTAAATGGGTATTGGTTGGTAGCCAAGAATGGATTGCAAGCCATGTAGTTGTTACTGGTAGCAAATTAGCAGCTATCACAAGCAACACTGCTGGTAAAAATTTCACAATCAATGGTATTACAGTAACGATCGGTGCATTGAATTCTACATTATCTGAATTAGTAACAACTATCAATGGATTGAATATTACTGGTGTTGCTGCTCGTGAAGTTAATGGTATCTTAACTCTTTATACAGATGGAGTCAATGATTTAGGACCAGGTGATTCAACATTAAGTAATGCAATCACAATTGCTGCTGGTACTGCAACTGCAGATAATTTAGCGGCAGATTTGGGTATTACAGTAAATTCATACTACGGCCCAGCATTACAACAATCACCACACACTTCAGTTCCTGAATGGAAACTTTCAGAACAACCTTCAGTTTCTGATTACCCAACTGGTCGTCGTCCAACTGGTTCGGTTTGGATTAAAACATCACGTATTGGAAATGGAGCTAGTGTAAAAGCAAAACGCTGGAGTTCTGCTACATTATCATGGGTTTATTACGACGTTCCGATGTATGCGTCTTCTAGTGCGGCATTGTTTAACTTGGATAAAACCAAAGGTGGTTTCAATATTCCAGCTAATTCATTGTACATTCAATCAAACAGTGAAGAAAATTCTGGATGGGATACAACCCCTGAAACTGCAACATTCAGAACATGGCGTAGAACCGCATCTGGTCAAACTACCGTAATTTCACCAAAATTAACTGCAACTAGTATTAGTACAGGAAATAGCACGGTAACATTTAGTATTTCAGAAACCGTTGAAGGTGAAGCAACATTCCGCCCAGCTAAAACAATATCATTCAACGCGCATGGTACAATTGCTGATTTGTTGACATTAGTTGATGCAATTAATGCGGCAGGCTTTGTTCACGTTAAAGCGGAAAAAACTGCAAATAATGAATTCAAGTTGTATCACAAATTAGGTGGTGATTTAAGAATTACAGATACAACCGGTACAATTGCAAAATTATTCATACCTTACAATTTAGATACACTGATTGGTACAAGCAATTTCTACGCTTTACCTGACAGTGCAATCGAAGATTATTTAGTATCTAACTGGCAACCGTTTACGGTTAGTGGTTTTGTTGCCTCGGAGATCGCGCCATTAAATGAACCCAATGACAATCAATTATGGTATGACACCAGATTGACTGAGGTTGATATCATGGTACATAACGGCAAAACTTGGGTAGGTTATCGTTCAGAAACCGCACCATACTTTGACATTGAAAGATTGACAGTTGTACCTGTCGTTTCTGCATCAAATCCATGGACAAGTGATACACGAAATGGTGATTTGTGGATTTCAACCGCAGATTTAGAAAATTACCCATTGATTTATCGTTACAATAGCAACCTACGCGGTTCTGCTCTTTCAGAAAAGTGGGAACTTATCGACGTAACTGATCAGCAAACTGAAACAGGTATTTTGTTTGCGGATGCTAGATTTGGTGATTCTGGTGAAACTGGTAATGTAGAAGCATTTC